ATCTCTGCTGCATATCCATATAACCATGTGTTTGAATCTGAGTCTGGTCATATACGAGAGATAGATGATAGCCCTGGCGCAGAAAGATTATTTACGCAACATAAGTCTGGTACATTTGAAGAGTTACATCCAGACGGTTCAAAAGTTGTTAAGGTTATCGGAGACAACTACGAAATTATTCTTGGTAGTTCTAATATTTCAATAACAGGCGATGTTAATATAACAGTAGCAGGAACAGTAAGAGAATATATTAAGGGAGATTATATTTTAGAGGTTGAAGGAAACTACACACAAAAGATAGGTCGCAACTTGCGTACAAAGGTTGGATATAAGAGTGGTGGTGGAAACCTTGAGGAAGAAATAAATGGTAATCATGGATATCATATAAAAGGTTTTGTCAACGGAACTGTTGGACCTTTTGGTGGTGCAGCGCCAGGCGAAGGTGATGTCAATCTTAATATAATTGGAAATGAAGTACATAAAGTTGGTAATGATTTATTGTTTACTGTATCTAATGATATAACTTTAAACGCTGGTAATGATATGGTTTTATTTGCACTTGATACTATGGGAGTAGCAACAGCGTCAGGTATTATGTCTATTAAAGCTCCAACAATGGATTTGCGGTCAACCTTGACAACAACAATACAAGCTGGAACTTCGATGGACATAGAAGCTCTTCTTAATATTGATATTTCAGCTGGTACTGGTATTGATATTGACACTGTTGCTGGAGGTATTGATATTACTGCCTTGATTGGAAATGTTGATATTAATACTGTGGCTGGTGTAATTGAATTGAACTAATATGGCACACGAATTTATAATAATGGATAGTTCAAATGTAATTACAACATATACTGAATATGAAGATATACCATTAACAACATTAAAACACGTTATTAGTTTTAAACCAGACTTTGGTACATTGATTGATTCAAATGAAATACTGCTAGAATCGGATACAATTGATTTTGGTGTTACAGATAATTTTATTACAGAACCTACTATTACAACTGAAGCAATAGACCTTGAGACAGCAACTTCTACAGGAGAACTTCTTTTAGAAACTGGTGATAAGGTTATCTTTGAAGATATTGTATTTACCCTCAATAAAACTTTTACGGCTGGAGATAATTTAGTTTTGGATGGAACAGATAGTTCTTCAACAGATAGCGGCAGTAATCTTATAGTAGAATTAAGAGATGGAGTTCATAAATTAGTTCCAGAAGATTTTGCGGATGGAGAAGAAAATCATCTTGTCCTTGAGACTGCAAGTGACATAAATATTGATGACCACTACCATCTACCAACTGGAGAACATCATGTAGAGGGTGATGGTCACACGGAAGAGGAACATAGAGAAATTAATTTATGGCAACATAAATTACAATTATTAATAACACAGGAGAATACAAATGCCAGCAGTTTGTAGAGGTGCCGGAGTAGATTTTGATATACCACATTGTAGTCCAATGAACAGATTGGGGTTGTCACCAAATGTTAGAGTTAATAGTATTGGAATAAGTAGACAAGGTGATATTAATACACCACACTTATTACCAGCTGGACCTATATGCATCCCACACGTTGCACCTATTTTTATAGGTTCAACTACGGTAAAAGTTAATGGTTTAGGTTGCGGTAGAATTGGTGATGTTATCCTCAATTGCACTTTGGTTGCAACGGGTAGCCTTAATGTTTTTGCGGGAGGATAGAATATGAATTTAATAACAGCAGGTTTATCAGCAATCAATGAAAAATTTAATAATATATTAACACAGATTGATGCTACAGAGATAGCGCAAAAATTAACTTCAGAGGTTGATGCTATAATTGCAGCTGCAAGTATTGGTGCTGCATTATCAAGTCTTAAATCAGGATTGAGAAGTTTAATTCCTGCAGGCCTTGCCCTACCAAATATTAATTTACAATCACAATTATCAAGTTTAGTTGATATTTCTAATTTACCACAAACAGCTTCTAATTTAATTCAATCATCAAATCTTATTTCAAATATTACTGGAAGTTTTGGTAAAGAACTAACTGCAGCTGGATTTGATTTAAACACTCTTATTTCTGACGCAAAGTCTGCTGTTGCAGCTGGTAAAAGTTTATCTTTTGATATTCCTAATTTTGAGAAAGCCGCAGATGGGTTAGGTGATGCATTTCAGAAAGCTATTGGAGTTAAATTACCTGCTATTGATCCAATTAAAGAAGCTATTGGAATAATTACAGAAAATGTTGATCTTACTAAAGCAGCTGCCGCTGCAACTAATGCAGTTTTAACTACCTCATTAGAATTACCTTCAATTAATAGCTCACAATTTAAGATTTCAGAAAACTTTAGAAATATTACCTTCAGTAATATTGGGGGATCAATAACAAAAAGTTTAACTACACCCCTAGATGATATTACTGCAAATATATCTCCAGAGGGATTTTCTTCTAGACCAGTTAATTTTTCGCAGATTTTTAAAAATCCCACAAATGTGTTAGAATTAAAACGTGATCCAAGTAAAATTTCTTCTGTTACAGGAATAGTAATAGAAGAAATAGAAGGAGAAACAGTTGTTTCAAGATTCCCTCTAGTTTCATCAGGACTTCAATCTAAAGATATAATTAAGAAAAAAAGAGATACATTTACTTCTTCTGGTAAAAATGTTACCATTACTCAAGATATCAAAAAATATGATAGCATAATTATTAGATATAAATTTCATTCTAATTATAATCCAAATGTTAAAGTTGAACTGGCCAGTGCATAACAATATAATAAAAAAATAAAAATAGAGTAATGATAAGTTTATATTAAAAAGAACTTTACTTTTTCCTTATAAATAAAAGTAATAGGAGTCTAAGTTAATGTCAACACCAACTGGTTTTACAGATGCACAAGGTCAAAATGATATAGACCGTAATGTGCGACAATATAAAGACTTAGACTTATTTTTTGCGAAAAAAAATGGTTCTAGAGATATAAGAAAGATTACAGATATAGCAGCTGTTAAAAGGTCTGTTCGTAACCTTATTTTGTTGAACCATTATGAGAAGCCCTTTCATCCAGAAATTGGTTCTGGTATTAGGAATATATTATTTGAGAATATAAGTACTATTGCAGCTTTTACTCTTACAAAAAAGATAGAAGATGTTATTATAAATTTTGAACCAAGGGTTAGACTTATTAATGTTAGGGCTGATCCAAATTTAGATCGTAATGAATATGAAGTGACAATTGAGTTCTTTGTTGTTAATACTCCCACAGAACTCGTTGACTTAACAGTATTTCTAGAGGTATTACGATAATGGCAACAAACAATAAAAGATTAGAAGTAACAGAATTTGATTTTGATGATGTAAAAGAAAATCTTAAAGTATTTCTGGGAGCTCAAAACGAATTTACTGATTATGATTTTGAAGGTTCTGGTATGAGTGCATTGCTAGATGTTCTTGCATACAACACCCACTATCTTGGTTTCAATGCAAATATGTTAGCAAATGAAATGTTTTTAGATAGTGCGTCATTAAGATCAAGTATTGTTTCTCACGCAAAAACATTAGGATATGTTCCTTCATCTGCAAGAGCTGCAAAAGCAACTGTTGATGTTATTCTTAATACTAATTTATTGACAGCAACCATGCCAGCTGGCACTGTCTTTAGTACAATTGTTGGTGATACATCTTTTCAATTTTCTACTATTGAATCTTTTGTAAAATCTAATACTGGTAATACTATTCCTTTTGTTGGAGTTGATATCTATGAGGGTACATTTATCACAACAAGATATCTTGTTGATTCTTCTGATATAGATCAAAGATTTCTTATTACAGACAATAGAGCAGACACTACTACTTTAACTGTTGTAGTGCAAACATCATCTACAGATTCTTCTTCTAATACATTTACAGAAGCAACAGATATAACACAAGTAACATCTGGAAGTAATGTTTTCTTTTTACAGGAAGTGGAAGCTGGATTATTTGAAGTTTATTTCGGTGACGGTGTTATTGGTAATGCTCTTTCTGATGACAACATTGTTATACTTACATATGTTGTATCTAATAAAACAGAAGCTAATGCAGCATCACTCTTCACTAATGCTGCTGCAATTGCTAGTATTACAGATATATCAGTTGCAACATCAGCAGTTGCATCTGCTGGTTCAGAACCAGAAAGTCTTTCATCTATAAAGTATAATGCTCCTTTGGATTTTGCTTCTCAAGGTCGTTGTGTTACAGCAGAAGATTATAAAGTTTTTGCAAAAAGGTTTTTTGCCAACACACAAGCTGTTCAAGTTTTTGGTGGTGAGAGTGGTTCTTTTGATACAAGTCTTGGTGTGGTAAGTACTCCAGAATTTGGAAAAGTTTTTATATCAATAAAATCTACTACAGGTAATAATTTAACTACTACTGAAAAATCTCAGCTAATCACTTCTCTTGCACCATTTACGGTTGCGTCAATAACACCAGTTATTGTTGATGTTCAAACCACAAAACTTATTTTACAAGTGTTCTTTAAATTTGATTCTAGTAAGACAACTAAAACTGCTTCTACTTTAGAATCTGAAATTTCTACTACACTGTCAATTTTAAATAGTGATACTTTAGGTCAATTTGAAGGAGTGTTTAGACATTCAAAGGTAGTAGGACTTATAGATGATACTGATAATTCTATAACAGGAAATATTACAAACGTAACTATGGCTCATGATTTAACACCAACAATAGGTACACCAACATCATATAATATTTCTTTTAATAATGAGATTTATAATCCACACCTGGGCCATAATTTTGCAGGCGGAGGTGTTATATCTTCTACTGGATTTAAGATTAGTGGAGATACAGTTAATGATATGTTCTTTGATGATAATGGTAGTGGAGTTTTAAGAGTTTATTATTTGCTTGCTGGTGTAAGAGTATATCAAGATGCAACAGCTGGAATAGTGGATTATTCAGCTGGTAGTATTGTTATTAATAATATTGATATTATATCAATATCAGATGTTGATGGTGCTGCTTCTAGTATAATTAGAATAACGGCAACTCCAGATTCAAAAGACATTGTTCCTGTTCGTAACCAAATCTTAGAAATAGATTTTGTAAACACTACTATAACAGGAGAAGTGGATACTGTTGAAACGGGAGATTCATCAGCTGGTACATTATATAATACAACCTCTAGTTACACAACACCGTCGAGTTTTTAAAAAATGGCTCCTTTTGATAACGAATATTCATCAGACCTAACAAATAAACTTAGCCCTTTAATTGAAGGACAAGTTCCTGACTTTATACAAGCAGACCATCCCCTATTTGTAAAGTTTTTAAAACACTATTATGAGTATTTGGAAGCTGGTGAATTAACAGTCAATGTTAATATCGATAATCTACTTTTAGAATTAGAAACTCCATCTAGAGTATTAGATGTAGATGGTAATGAAATTGTATTAGAGGATGGATCGGGAACTGATGGTAAATTTGTTGTTGGTGAAACCATTACTGGATCAACAACTAAAGCAACTGCAAAAATTCTTGTAGATGATCTTGGAAATACAACACCAAGATTATTCATAACATCTCAACAACAATTTGAAACAGG